TCACATCTGATGGCAAAGTCAAAAGTACTCAGCTTACCGATTTGCTTCTTGAGTACGTGTCGATTAAGCGCAGGAATGGCGCGAGCCCTAACACTACAAGGCAGCATGAAGGCTTCATTAGAAACCATATCAATGGAAGGCTTGGCAAAGAGGATGTAAGAAGTATTACATCCTCTTTATTTACCTCTTTTGAACAAGATCTATTGAAGAAGGGTCTCTCTCGAAACAGTGTAATCAATCTGCATCAGTTCTTGAGAGGTGCTTACAATTACTTTGTTTCTGCTGGAATATGTGACTATAACCCGCTTATTAACGTGGCCAAGCCATCCAGAGAAGTTCATGAAGCCGTTTCCATTGAAGAATGGGGTTTTGCTGGAATAAGCACCCTTATTAATTCCAGAATTGTCACAGCCATTCAAGAGAATGAGTTTAATTCCCGTGTTGTTTGCGCATTTGCTGCATGGCTTTCGTTAGTCACGGGAATGCGCTGTGGTGAGGTCTGCGCCATTAGGTACAGTGATGTAAACATGCTATATAAGCATATTCACGTATCTGGTACTGTTATTGAAGAGTCTTACAGGAAGCCATACAGACGAGAGTCCACTAAAGGCAAGAGATCAAGAAACATTGCCATCACAGACTCAGACATCAACTTTATTAGCGACTACATGAAACTTCAGAAAGCCCATATTGCTTTTGTAGAGTCTTCTACACCGTTAATTAGTCTTGATGGCTCTTACATGCGACCTACGAGCGTCTCGAGGTCGTTTACACGTATGAGACGCACTCTTCAGCTACCTCAAGGCATCACATTCCATTCACTCAGGCATACTCACGCGTCTTGGTGCCTAGCAAGCGGCGTTGACCTGAAGACCCTTTCAGAGCGTCTTGGACATGCTGACCCAGCAACGACATTGAGAATCTATTCTCATTTGCTTCCTGGACGTGACAGGGGAGCGGCAGAAGCGTTTGGAGACGCTCTGAGAACCATTGAACAAAGAGAACTCTAATCGTTCCATGCCTTAAACGCTTGTTGCAATTTGTTGCAATTAGCAATTTTTAATCAAGTTGATTTCTACAAAAAACGTTTGTTCAACTTGGAAATTCTTTTTATCCCTTAGTGAGTGCTAGATAAGAAGTAATTATCAGACAGTTAGAGAAAGGCAGACATTAGCATGGCTGTTTCTAAAGTCACAAAGGATCTACGCAGATTGCTTGATGCTCAAAATATTTCTTGGGAAGACCATTCTGGATTTAGTACTGAACGAACTTGGATTCCATTAGATGATGGTTCAGTACTTTGTTGTATGTGCTCTTATTACATAACGCCAAGCGGCATTGAACATGGTGTTACAAGAGGATTCCCGTTAAAGCTTGAGGTTTCTATTATTCATTCGATAGATGATTATGCGTTTGGGACGGGAATGCCTAAAACACCTGAAGAGATTTTGGAGGTGTTGGGCGTACATGGAACGAAGTAAATATTGTCAAGAACTGTGTGATGCTCTTGAGCTTTATGGTAAGACCTGGACTGACCGCAGCAACGCTTGTGTTGAGCACATTTATTTCAAGTCTCGAGGTAACTGGGTTTCAGTTCTATATGGTGACGATATTAGAGGCTTCCCGCATAAGTTCCTTGTTTGGGAAATGTCTAATTACTCATATTCACCTCGTGTAATGGACGTTGAAAAAATCATCGATAAGTACTTTTAGGAGTTCGACATGTCAATTAATCACGTTAATATCTCCGGAAACCTTACAAGAGACCCGGAGCTCCGCACTACCGCAGGAGGAACAAACATACTTTCGTTCGGTGTTGCTGTTAATGATCGTCGCAAGAATCCGCAAACAGGCAAATGGCAAGATGTTCCCAACTTCATTGATTGCATTGTTTTTGGTCAGCGTGCTGAAGCTCTTTCACGTTTTATATCCAAGGGTGCAAAGGTCTCTATTGATGGCAAACTGCATTACAGCTCTTGGGAAACAAAGGACGGCCAGCGTCGCAGCAAACTAGAGGTTGTTGTTGAGGAGATTGAGTTCCTTTCAAAGTCTCAAACAACAGCTACCACAACGCAGAGCCAACCTTCATTCACTGCACCGCAGGCGCCAGAAGAAGAGCTTTACGATTCGGACATTCCGTTCTAAAGACTAATTAAATTATTTATTAGTTAGGTAGAGCCTTCACAAAGGGGTCTTGGAGTCATCTGAGACCCCTAAATTAAGAAAACTAGGCTAAAAATTATGTAGATTTTGTTGGTTGCGCTCATTAAAGTTCGTTACGCTCGATACGCTCATTATGAGATTTTCAATGTGCTATACTTGCTTCGCTTTTCTATCTAAAAGCGTAACGGTATAGCAGAAAGCAGCTTGCGAATTGCACGCAAAGCAATTTCGCAAAGCGGCGGAGAAAGGCTCGCAAGCGTACCGGTTGCGCACCCTCCTATAAAAAATTAGAGGTTATTCCGCTCAACAATACAATAATGTTTATAAGTTGTAGAAAACTTGTATACATAATGTTGAAAACTCTCTATCAAGCCAGCTAAATCATATAATTTAAATAACTACTCTAACTAAACGTATCTACGTTTGGAGAATTATGGATTACAGTGGTTTAACTGCGTCAGAGTTCTTTCATGGCGTAGCAGAAGCGTCAAGAGAAAACACTAGAGCATTACAGCAAATTATGAGCCTTCAAGAAACAGAGGGGGCAAAAGCTCAATCATATTCAGCTGGTGGGAGCAAGGGCTCAAATCAAGACACGATGGCAAAAGTGGATAAGCGCATAGATCTAGAAGCATTGTTGTCTAAAAGAATGAATGACAATTATGACTATATCAATGACGCTTACACGCTTCTGTACGGTGTGAGCCAACTCGGAGACGGCGGCATATGCCAATTAATGAGCAGCTCTATTTATGCGGACTTGCTTCAGTGGCGCTATCTTCAATGCTTAACTTGGAGTGATGTATCTGAGAGACTTCTTACTCCTGTAAGGACGCTTCAGCAGTTAGAACGTGAAGTCTTTGAAGCAATTGATGAGGAGAATTACATCGAAAAATTCTTAAAAAATAAATAATCTTTTGCCTATTATGCTTGCAATATATATAGTATGTACTATAATAATAGACAGCAACAAGGGGAAAGGAGGTAAGTTGTTTGAAGCATTCCTTGTTACTGTCTTAGCAAACGTAATAAGTCATTTTATTATTCAAAGTTTGCAAAGAAAAAGGACTTCTCAAAGGCCAGGTAAGCATTTTAAGAAGTCCTAGACAGTCTCAAAGGGGGTTACGAAAGTAATCCCCTGCGAGGTGTATCTTTAAGTATACGTGGAGGTCAAGATGATTACAATTAGTTTTGCTGGTCTTCTTGTAGCGATTGTTGCTGGTACGATTGTCGGTCAGCTAATAATCTCTTTAATTGAAAAGAGACAGCATGGCAGTAAGTAAGGCTCAAAAGAAAGCTACTGCTGCATACATCAAGCGTTCAGTAAAGATTAAGCAGCTTAGGTTTTATCCTGGTGAGTATGAGCTTTATGAGTGGGTTAATAAGCAAGAGAAGCAAAATGCTTACATCAAAGAACTCATTCGTAAAGATATGGAGAACTCAAGAAAATAAGTTCTGCATACTCTTGCGCACTCTTGCGCGGTGTTTTGTGATATTATGTACAGTAGCGATTTACGCAACAAAGGAACTAATAAGCGTTCTGGTTATGAGCCAGGGCGCTTTTTTGTTAGGCAGGTGAGCAAATGAGTTACAACATCAGGCGCTCATACGCTAGAGATCAGTTGCGAAAGCAGATGATTGCACGAGAAGAACCGTGTCACATTTGTGGTATGCCAATTGATTACTCGCTTCCTGCTGGCGACCCGATGAGCTTTGAGATGGATGAGGTCGTACCTGTCTCAAGGTTGCCTCTTGAACAAAGACGAGCTGCCGCATGCGACCCAGAGAATGTCAAAGCGGCGCACCGTATATGCAATCAGAAGCGCGGTAACCGCATGATGGACGAGCTTAAGGGTAATGCACTACCTATTGTGAGAACGCGTCTGTGGTAGGGGGGTATACCCTCCCACAGCCCCAAAAAGACGCCCCTTGGCATAGTCAGAACATAGCGAACCCTCAAATTTTCCACAGTGAAGTGAGCCTGAAAGGAGGTCTTAATGGCCAAGAAACTAGTCACTATTTGCAGGGAAGGCAGTCGATATGACATCTATAAAGCATTGCAGATAACTATGGCAAAGAAGCTAGATGATTGTGAATCTGGCCGTGATTTTGCAGCCATTGTGAAGACATTCGTACAGGTAGTTGATGAAGTCGACGTAATGGAAAAAGAGAAGTTGCTTGCAGCCAAAAAGCCAAGCCCTGCTAAACGAGCCAGAAAGACATACCTCAAAGAGGTCTCGTGATGCCAAGGCGTAAAAAACGTGTTGGAAATCAAAAACCGACCTTTGAACGCATTGGAAAATATCATCATTCTGATGCAAAAGCTTGCATAAATATGTTTTCTCATTACGGGTTTAAGCTTGACGATGCGCAAAAATACGAGCTTGAACTTTATATGTCTAAAGACGCCAAAGGTATGCCAGCGGCTGAAACTATTGGTGCAGCCAAGCCACGTCAAAATGGTAAATCGTTTGCTGCGCGACTCTATGGTATTTGGTGTGCAGCGATTTGTGGGATGGACGTTGTTTACTCAGCTCACAATGCAGATACCGTTGATGAGTTCTTTGATATGATCGTGAACCTTTTTACGGACGACGAAACGTATCCAGACTTAGCTGAACTTCTTCTTAAGGCTTACAGGCAGCCTGGAAAGCAGTATTTGCTCTTTGATTGCGGACATTATAAAAGTGGCAAACGCGCAATCGGAAGGCTTAAGTTTTCGACGCGCACGACATCAAAGGCACGCGGAGGCACACGCTCACTCATCATTATTGATGAGGCACAGGAGCTTACAGACGCTCAGCTAAATGCTATTTTGCCAACTGTTTCTGCATCTAAAGATGGTTCTCCTCAAGTCATTTACATTGGAACTCCGCCAGACCCAACATGTAGAGGAACGGTATTCAAACGAATGCACGATACAGCTCATTCCGACAGTCCTGGCGAGGCTTGGTGGCTTGAATGGGCCGCAAAAGCTGTTCCGAGAGAGGGCATCAGTGATGAAGAAGCACTTGACCTTGCTTATGAGACTAATCCGGCTCTCGGCTCTCGCATTACGGAAAGAGCAGTACTCAATGAATGGCATCAGATGACAAAAGATGGATTTGCTCGTGAGCGCCTTGGTTGGTGGTCAACGCTCGATACTTCAGTTGAGTATATCGTCAATGCAAATGACTGGAATGAGTGCATAACAGAAGAGCCTTATGACGATGGTCTTCTTACTTTTGGAATCAAATATTCGCTCGATGGAAAGAAAGTAGCAATTTCAGCGGCTCTCACTCAGCAAGATAACCCAACGGCTTATGTTGAGCTCGTGGATATTGCGGACGCTTATGGTGCTGGTCAAAACCTCGCTCAATGGATCAAGGAACGTGAGAGCCGCATCGCATGCGTTGTTATTGATGGCCGTTCTGGCGCAACTCAGCTGGCCGAACGCTTGCAGGAGCTGCGTTTTCCAAAGCGGGGCATTGTTCTTTGCGATACAAAACAGGCCGTAGCGGCAGCTTCAAGATTTGTTGATGAAGTTGGAGCACACAGCATATGTCACGTCCCCTCTCCAGCACTGGACGAGTCTGTTACAGGCTCGTCCAGGCGTTCAATTGGAAATAACGGTGGCTTTGGATTTGGAGATTCTCCAAAAGCAACGTGTACCGCTGCTGAGTCTGCGGCACTTGCACTTTATGGAGTTAGGACCACTAAAAGAAACCCAGCTAGAAAGCAGGTAGTCTGGTGACGATTGGAATTATTCCTGTTGCAATTGCAACAGCAGCTGGACTGAGAAAAGAAGATAGACAGACAGTTTTAAATCTCTGTGCAGTTTACTCAAAGACCCTTGCACGTAATCGTTTGCGTGACGGCTACTATCTCATGCATATTAAGCCTCAGCAGCTCGGTATTTCGGTACCTGACGGCTTAAGAAACTTGGAGCAGGCTATTTCATGGCCAGCAAAGGCTGTAGACGCTCTTGCTGACCGTTCTCAGTTCGATGGTTTTACTTGCACGAATGAGGATACTGCCAAGGAATTACAGGCTATTGTTCGTGAAAACGCCCTCAAGCGACGCTATCGTAAGGCTGTTAAAGGCCAGCTTAGAAATTCATGTGCGTTTCTTACGGTTACTGCTGGAGATGTTGACGCGGGAGAACCAGCGGTTATTATCTCAGCATATTCTGCAGTGTCCGCCGCCGCTCTTTGGGATGAACGTTTACATCGTATTCAGGCTGGCATTGTTGTAGTTGATCGTGACAATCGACCGAATCACAGAAATGCCCCAACGTGGATTAATGTCTTTACCGATACCGACATTATCCGCATCCGTAGACCACTCGACTCGACTCGCTGGGTTGCTGAATACATTCCGCACGGAATGGGCCGCTGTCTCATGGAGCCTTTGGTCTATGAAGCTACGCTCGACCGTCCGTTTGGTAAGTCACGTATTTCTCGAGCCGTTATGGATCTGACCGATGATGCGATGCGCTCGAGTGTACGCGCTGAAGTTGCGGCTGAGTTTATGACGGCACCTCAGAAGTACCTTGTTGGAGCTGACCCAGATGCTCTCAACAAGCTCTCAAAATGGGATGCATATATCGGTTCAATCTTTGCGGTCTCAAAAGACGCTGATGGCGATACTCCAACGTTCGGACAGCTGCAACAGGGTTCAATGCAGCCGCATATTGACTACATGCGCTCACTTGCCGCTCGTTTTTCTGCTGAGACGAATGTTCCAATATCAGAACTCGGAATTGTATCTGATAACCCAAGTTCAGCAGAAGCAATCTACGCCGCAAAGGAGCCTTTGGTCGTTGATGCTCAAAACCTCAACGCTGACAACGGTGAAGCTCTTCGAGATATTGCTCTTATGGCGTTGGCAGTTAAGAGAAACATATCGTTTGCTGAGGTGCTTACAACAGAGCCTAATATCACGGCCAAATGGCGCAATCCTGCGATGCCGTCAATTGTTTCCCAGGCTGACTCCATGCTCAAGATTGCCCAGGCTGTTCCATGGATTGTCAATTCTGAGATTCTTCTTGAGGAACTTGGCTTTACAGATGACCAAGTCCAAAGGCTTGAAAGTGACAGGGAAAGAGCGTCAGCACAAGAGCTTCTTAGGGCACGCTTTGCGGCTAAGGCCACAAAGACCCCAGCTGATAATCAAGACTTGCTGGACGGTGTAATTGATGAGGGTAAACAAGGATAGACTTACTCGATACAGAAAAGAGCTCGATTCAGCCGCAGACGATGCGGCTGAATTTATGTCTGACTATTATGATGCGCTCAGAACCGCTAATCCCAACTCTTCAGTGGCAGAGCTCCGCAACATGGCTATTAAGTCAATCAAACAAGCTCTCAACGCCTTTTCTCCTCAAGCAGGAGAGCTTGCGGGAGAGTTGTTTGATGAGATAGTAAGAGCAGAGGGTATTAAGGCAAGGTTTCGTTATCATCAGACTATTGAACAGGGTTTAGTTGAGAAAAAAGTTCACTACCTTGCAAAAGACTTAGTTGACGGCAATAACCAGAAGTTTATTGACGCTTGTACTGCGCTTACTCGTTTTTACGTTAAGCGTGAAGCAAATATCAATATGCACAGAAGCGCACTTAGGTCAAAAATTTGGTGGGCAAGAGTTCCATCTGGCGCGGAAACCTGCGGTTTTTGTTTTATGCTTTCTACGCGTGGTTTTGATTATGAGTCTGAATTTAGTGCAGGTGGGGCTGGACACAAGTTTCACTTGCACTGCGATTGCGTAATCGTCCCAGGCACAAAGAAGACAACTATCGAAGGATATAATCCTGATGAAATGTACGCTCGCTGGGTTGAGTGTGCTAACACAATTGGTCTTGAGCCTGTTTGGAAGAATCGCTCTGCGATTATCTCCGAATGTGAAAGAAGAGACTTTAAGTGGCTCTATACTGGCGCTCCGCCTGCAATACATTACATTGAAAATTACGGAGAGAAAAATGAGGTAGTCAGAGACTATAAATTTGCAAAACAAAAAGTGGAGCCACATGAGTACGTAACTGCTCAAAGAATGAGACAACTTGGACTTACAGTGGATTTTATCAAGGACCATTATTCAGTGGATTTACCTGATGGCTCACGGGTTATAGTCGGTAGGTGTGACATGACAAACGGGTATGAATTAAAAGCACCAAGAGAGTCTATCTCAGCAAAAAATATAGTTAGCAACTCTATTGAAAATTCTAGAAACAAAGAAGGTATAAAAAGACTCATTATTGATGTGACTGATAACCCGCACGTGTCTATTAATGATGTCATTCCAGTGGCTGTTGATTACTGTAATAAGTACAAAGTGAAATTTACGGTATCAGTAATTGAAGGAAGTAAGCTAAAAAATGCTAATTAAAAACTCGCTTAATCCATATTAAATAGAATAAGCGAGTTTTCTTAATTCAATTATACCCAATTTCGTTGATTTAAGCCACTGAAAAGTGGCTTTTTTCATATACGCAACCGTTGCGGAAAAGCGGTGACTACCTTGTGGCAAGGGTAATGCCACTCGTAAACGTCCGAGCGGACGGAACCTGTTGAAAGGAAAGAAATGGATTTGAAGGAACCTGTAACCACTCAAGAGCAGCTCGACAAGATTGTGAAGGACAGGCTTGAAAGAGAGCGTGAGAAAGTACGCTCTGAGTTCTCTGATTATGATGACTTGAAAGCCAAGGCTGAAAAGCTTGACGAACTCGAAAAGAGTGGCTCCGAGGAGCTGAAAAAGGCACTCGCTGAGGTTGATAACCTTAAAGGTGAACTGCAGACACGTGATGAGAACGCTAAATTGCAGCAGATGCGCAAGCAAGTCGCTAAAGACACAGGGGTACCAGAGGACCTCATTCAGGGCGCAGATGAAGAGAGCATGAAGACGTTTGCAGAAGCCGTAGCGGCGTTCGCCAAAAAGCCTTCTGCTCCAATCATTCCAGAATCAGGCATTTCTACACAGGCTGGAGAGACTCCAGCACAAAAATTTGGTCAATTCATGGCCGAAACATTCAACTAATTGAAAGGATTTAAGTATGGCAACCGGTATTTTGACAACTTCTGCAACACTTCCAAAAGACCTCTCCGACGAGATCTTTGCAAACGTCCAAGACCAGTCTGCAATTATGCAGCTCGCAACTCCAATTGAGCTTCCTGGCCGCGGCATGACTATCCCAGTTGTAACGGGTGACCCAGAGGCTTCTTTTACCGCTGAGGGTGAAGAGGCTAAGGTATCTAACACCTCTCTTGGCGTAAAGGAAATGAAGCCTTATAAGCTCACTGTTATTGAGCTCTTCTCTAACGAGTTCAAGGATAACTATGAGGCTATCTTTGCCGAGCTTCAGAATCGTCTTCCAGGCGCCATTGGTCGCAAGGTTGACTCTACCATCATGTATGGCACTGCTCCTGGCACTGGCTTTGATACTCTTGCAGATGCTGAGTCTGTAGACCTTTCTGCTAAGCCTTATGACGGCTTTGTTGACGCACTTGAGAAGGTCTCCAACGCTAACGGTGACCTTAACGGTTGGGTCCTCTCTCCAAAAGCTCGCACCCTGCTTCTTAAGGCTAAGGACAGCCAGCAGCGTCCACTCTTTATCACCAACCCAGCAGTTGAGGGTAAGGACGGCGGTTCTTCTGTTCTTGCTATCCCATCTCTCTTCTCTCGTGCAGCTTATCAGGCAAAGGTTACCTCTAAGACACCAGAGCTTGTTGGCGTTGGTGGCGATTGGACTGGTGCTCGCTTTGGTCTTGTTAAGGACATCGCCATTTCTATGGCTGACCAGGCAACTATTAACGCTGGCGGAACTACTATGAACCTCTACCAGCGTGATATGTTTGCTCTTAAGTGCACCTTTATGTTCGGCTTTGTTGCTCGTGATAAGGCACAGTTTGTCCGCCTTGCAAACGGTACTGCCGCTTAATAGGAGGCTTATATGGCAGAGACAAGAAGCTTTGCCACAAAGGCCGACTATGAGAAACGTTATGGGTCTGGTGCTCCAGAGAGGGTTGAGGTACTTTTGCAAGATGCCTCAGCCCTCTTGCGCTCTAATTTCATTGCATATCATCAAACGGCTTACAGAGAAGGCTTGAATCTTCGATTTGATGAAAATGCTTGCGCCGTTACTTGTGCGATTGTTGCTCGTGCTGTGAATGTTCCTGCTGGTTTTGAGGGTGCTTCTCAGTACAGTCAGCATGCCGGCCCTTATGAGTCGACATTGACTTTTGCAAATCCAACAGCTGATTTGTATGTAACGCGCTCTGAGCGCACTCGACTCGGCTTGAGTGGTATCAGAATTGGCTCAATTCAGCCAATGTTTAAGCAAGACCACGAGGTGAATGATGGCAGCAATTAGGGGCGTTCGGGTAGAAGTGGTTAGAGTAACTACTGTCCTAGACGATCATGGCAATGAGACCTCTGGAGTAGAGTCTTATGAGCTTGTTGACAATGTCTTACCAGCTCCAGTTGCGACATCTGATTTGTCTGCGACGCGCCCAAACGGCGACCGCATAGACATGGTCTTTCACTTTCCAAAGACTTATAAGCGAAGTCTAAGGGGAACTTTTATTGAGTTTGATGACCTGAGGTTTGCGGTCGTTGGTGACCCACAGCCCTACCTTAACAACCTAACGCCGCTTGACTGGAATAGGGAAGTTGAGGCGGTGGTTGTCGATGGGTAATGATTTTGTCGTCACAGGACTTAAACCTGATTTGGCTGGTATTCGTGATGTGCTTCACAGCGCTCCTGTAGCTGATATGTGCCGCGAGGCGGCTCAGATTTGTGCAGCAAAATGCAATTCTTTACTGCCAGAAAAATACCTCAAACATGGTGCTCGATTTGACGCCAAATGGGTTAATCGCGAGTACACCGCAGCCGGCCTTGTGTACTGCTCTGGAGCAGAGAACGGCATATGGGCTGGGCGTGCTAACGCAAAGCTCAATATTCTTAAGAAAGGATGTAGAGGATGAGCTATGACATTCTTTCAGACCTTACTAAGTATATGAGTGAAAAGCTTAACGTCCCTGCTTCAACACGAGTTCCCGCCCGTGAACCAAAAGAGTTTATTACCGTTACGCGAACCGGAGGAAGCTCTACGATTGGCTGGGATATAGCTAATCTTGCAGTGCAATCTTGGAGTACAACGGATGCTTCCGCATATAAGCTTGCTTTGGCAATAAGACTTCTTTTGCTTGAGTGCTGGCAAGAGCTTGATAAGGTCATCAAGGTTGAAGTTCAAAGTATCTACGACTTCCCAGACCCGGATTCAAAGAAATATCGATATCAATTAGATGTGTATATCACTACACGTCTGTAAGGAGTAATCATGGCTGATGCTATTTACAATGCAAATTCCGTTGGAGCAGCAAAGGGCCGTCCTGGCGGATATGCCGCAGTTGTTGACCCAAGCGTTGACATTAAGACGCTTCTTGATGTCAAAAAGACCATCAAGGATCTGATGACCGCAAATCCTGGCAAGATTAAGTCACTTGGATATATTTCTGAGGATGGCGTTGAGTTTTCTGTTGATCTCTCTTCAGAGGATAAGAACGACTGGGGAGGAAATGCCATTAGTTCCTCAATCTCTAAGTACTCAGAGTCTGCAAAGGTGACATTCCTTGAGTCTGCTGAGACTATTTTGAAGGTCATTTACGGAGACGATAACGTCAAGGTTGAGACAGACGGTTCTATTACCGTTCGCCACAACCCACGCTTTACCGCACCTCGCATCTATATTTTTGACGCGGTCATTAATGAGACAACGGTTAAGCGCTCTCTTATCCCTGTTGGGCGCATTTTTGAGCGCGATACCGTAAAGCAGAACAGCTCTGACTTCCTTGGCTATACCCCAACCATTAAGTGTATGCCAGCCGAGGTCTTTGACGGTGATACTTATCGTGATGTCTTCTACGACACTACAAAAGCGAGCGCGACTCCTGGCGTTGTACATTAATTAAGTTTTGAGAGGACTCAATATGGATATTTCTAACATGTCAGCGGAGCAGCTTCGAGAGCTCGCAGCGGAGAAAGAAAATTCACGTGCAAAGTTGGAGCACGATTATCTTGACTTCGTACAGGATAAGCCTAAGCACGCTCCATATGAGCGCATAATTGAATTCGAGGGTGAAGAGTATGTCGTTGACATGCGCAGAATTAAGTCTCGTGAGTTTATGCGTCGCATGGCTCGTGTTAGCGATGCTGAGCAAAATAGCCCAGAAGCACTTTCTCCTGTACTTGCTCTCTACGACTTTGTCTTTAGCGGCAATGTTGACAATCATGTTGTGGAAGTCGTAACCGCTAAACTCGGATATGACGACGCTGAAGAAATCATGCGCATTGAGTCCGCTCTTCTGGAAAAACTTGACGCAAAAAACTAATTCCGCTTGCTCCAATTCTGTGTGATGACACAAAAAGGGGCAAGCTGGAAGCAGACTTTCAGCAGTATTACCAAGTAAAGCTACAGACGCTCGTTGACTCTTGTGAGTTTGAGCGTCTGTTTTATTTGATGATAAACCTCCCGCATGGCTCAAGAACAGTATGCGATGTTGACCCCAGAAACGACTGGTCAAATAGCGACTATTTGCTTGCACTAGCGGTTGATAACCTTTCGTATCTTCGATATGAACAAGCAGGAGGTAAAGGCAGAAAGCCTGACGCTGTTAAGCGTCCAGAACTGAAACAAGACCAAAGTAAGAAGAAGCTTCTTAACGTGTCACAGGACCGCGTTGAGGAGCTTCTTTTTAGAGAACGCTAGGAGGTGAATAGTGGCTGGAACAGTAGTAAGAGGTTCCGTCCTTCTTACTCCTAAATTTGACAATCTTGGTGCTAACGTAAAACGCGCACTGGGAAGCGGATATAAATCAGCGGTGTCTGTCCACACGAATGCTGGACGACAGGCCGCTCAAAACTACGCAAGCGGCTTTGGCGGCGCAACCGGCGCCATTATGGGAATAGTATCAAGCGTTACATCCCGCGCGTTAGATGCGATTTCCGGCTCAATTGCCTCTGCGGTCAACCGTGTCGATACGATTGCAAACTTCCCTAAGATCATGCAGTCTGTTGGCTATTCTGCAGACGAAGCTCGTGCGACTATTGAGCGGCTTTCGTCTGGTATCGACGGTCTTCCAACGTCACTTGATGCCATTGTTGGCTCAGTGCAGAAGATTGCACCTGTGTCTGGTTCACTTGCCACAGCAACAGATGTTGCCTTGGCATTTAATAACGCACTTTTGGCTGGCGGCAAGAGCCAAGAGGTAATGAATTCTGCCTTTGAGCAGTATTCCCAAATGCTCTCGACAGGCAGAGTTGACATGCAGTCCTGGAAGATTCTTGCGCAAGCGATGCCAGGACAGCTTAATCAGATTGCTAAAGCCCTACTCGGCGCTAATGCAAACCAAGCAGACCTTTATAAGGCTATGCAAAGCGGTGCAATTACATTTGACCAATTCAACAATGCAATTGTAAGCCTCAATAATGAAGGTCTTCCTGGCTATGCTTCATTTGCTGAGCAGGCACGTATTTCAACGGAGTCAATTGGCACCGCATGGACCAACGTTCAGAACCGTATTAATAAAGCTGTTGCTAAGATTATTGACCATATTGGACAAGCCAATATTGCAGGTGCAATCAATAATTTCTCTAGCAGTTTTTCTGGTATAGCCGATACAGTTATCACGTATCTTGACCCCGTTATTTCCACTGTTGGTTCGTTTATGGATCAGCTTCAAAATAACGGAGCAATCACATCATTTGGCGACGCTTTAAATGCGCTAAAAGACGTATTTGATAGCACTATCGGACTTATTGGTGACCTCATAACAACGTTTACTGGTCTCGATAACTCAGAGGATGCTTCCCGTAGTGCAGCAGATTTGCTTAAATCTGCCGTTGATGGCGTTAAATCTGCCATAGAGCTTGCTCGTGACGCCGTACAAGGTTTGAGAGACAACCTCACAGTTGTTGCGCCTGTCATCGTTGCTGTAGCAACCGCCCTGATTGCTTACGAAACAATCAAAGCTGTACGTTCAATAGCAGATGACTTTGGACTTCTAAAAAGTGCCGCTTCTTTGGCTTTTGATGCTATCAAGGGTGGAGAAGGCGTCCTTTCAACGCTTTCTGTTTTTGGTGAGCTTGTTGGTGAGGGTGGTGCACTCGCGAGTGTCTTCGGAACGATTTCAACGGCCATTAGTGGCGTTGGAACGAGCCTTCTGGCACTCGTAGGATCTATCCCTGTTATCGGTTGGATTGCAGTTGCGGTAGTTGCTCTTGGAGCTGTCTTTACATGGCTCTGGAACACTAATGAAGATTTTAGAAATGCTGTAATTGGTATTTGGGATTCTATTTGTTCAGCAATTAGTGGCGCGGTAGATTCAATAGTTGGTTTCTTTACAACAACATTGCCAACAGCTTTCACTCAATTCGTCCAATTTGTTCAAGGGATTCCCGCAGCGGTAGGACAATTTATTCAAGAGCTACCATCAATGGTTCTTTATGCGCTTACTTTTGCAGTTGTATTTCTGTTTGGACTAGGTGCTCAGTTGGCTCAGCTGGCAGTACAGATTGGCTCTGAGTTCGTTCAGAACGTTGTCAACTTCTTTACTGTTGACCTACCAAGCGCATTTGCACAGTTCGTCTTATTCGTATCGACGATTCCAGAACAAGTTCAAACTGCTCTTGCTACGCTTCTGGCAAATATTGCTCTCTGGGCAGTTGACATGGCGGCAAAAGCATCAGAGGCCGCCGACGGATTTCTCCGTGGGGTTACAGATGGCCTAAATGCAGCAGTTGATTTTGTGAAGAGCATTCCAGATAAGATTAAAAGTTTCTTTTCTAATGCGGGCGATTGGCTCGTCAATTCTGGCAAAGCGCTCTTAGATGGTTTCGCCAAAGGCATCAGAAATGCTGTAAATGCAGTAACAAGCGCTGCATCAGACGCTCTCGGTGCGGTGCGTAAGCTATTCCCGTTCTCACCTGCAAAGAAAGGACCATTCTCAGGTCATGGCTACACAACGTATTCTGGCCGCGCTCTCATGAGAGACTTCGCAAAGGGAATTAAGGGAAGTTCTGCACTTGCTGAAACAGAAGCTTTGAGTGCTCTGTCAAGTGTACATGACGTCTTTAGTAACGCTCGTCCTCTGAGCTTCTCAGCGGTTGCAGACGCTAATGCAAACGGTATTTATCGTGCCGCTTTTGAGCTTGATTCAAGGCAGCAACGCGCAAATGCAACAACGCTTGCAGACATCTATGACTTCATGCGTAACGGTGAGCTCGGACAGGTTATTGATGAAAACTCTAACAATATTGGAGACCGTGATTTTGCTCGAGCGGTTCAAAAGGCGGTGAGGACGAATGCGTAAGCTTAAATACGTTTCTTCCCGCGGCAATATCTTTGAGCTTGATGTGCCAGAAGCCTCAATTGGTACTGGCACATCTCTTAGAGGTTACAAGCCTGGATACACGCTAGGAGCACGCTCTATCTCTGGTATTTCGTCTAATGCTCAAGAAGTCACGTTAGATCTCTTCATTGAGGGTTCTGAACTAGCAGAATCGATGGCTGAAGAATTTGAATTTGACTTCAATAATCAAAAGCCAGGAGCGCTCGTCTATAACAATGAATGGTCACAAGATGTGTATGTGTCTAAAAGCGAGGTCCAATCGGTCTTTCACGATCAGGCTACAGTTGCTCTTACAGTTATTTTGCTAGAGGGGTCATGGCACAAAAGCCACAGTAAAAGCTTCAGCGTGACTCACGATGACGCACAGAGTGATTGGCTTAATTTACCTACCAACGCTCCATACAACCTTGGTATTACGAGACCACCAAAGCAGCTTGAAATTCATTCGTCATCAGAATGTCCAGTAAAGTTCACCATTTACGGAACGGCCCTCCAGCCACGAATCGTGATTGGTGATAACACTTACTCATTTTTACTGACGGTCCCAAGTGGAGGCCGTCTTGTTGTAGATGGTACCCGCACTCGTAAGACAATCACGCTTGTAACTGAGCTTGGAGACGTGTCAGACCGCTTCGATGTTGGTAGTCGAGGCAGTGGAAAGGGCAGTGGGAATTATTGCTTTGAACCGCTGAAACAAGGCTTTCAGAACGTCTCGTGGGACGGCACATTTGGCTTCGATGTTGAATGGTGGGAAACAAGAGGAGGTCTTCCATGGACATCTTAACGGTGTCAAAAGCTGACGGTGAAGATATTGCCGGCACAGAGGACTATGTGCTCGACCTTTCTTTTGGAGATACGGGAAATACTTTTGAAGTATTTGCCCCGTCGATTCCAATCAAAGATGGATATCTAGTATCTATCGATGGTACAGAATACGGCGGCATCATCGATACAGCTTCAGACTCGCTTGACGGCGGTGTGTCTACGACTACATGGAGCGGGCGTACCTGGCACGGTATGCTCGCTTCAAAAATCTTGGTCCCGAGTACTGATTACATTAATATCTCGGATAAGGCTCAAACAGCCATCGAGAGCATTGTTACTGCAGCAGATCTTGCAACAGTATTTGAGGCTAAAACGGGGCAGTCTGAGACAATTATTAAGTGCCAGCTACCTCGTTTTTGCGATGCTTATACAGCATTAAGACACATTGCAAATGCTGCGGGCTCACGTCTTAGAATTCAACGTGCTGATGGTAAGACACTTATTTGGCTAGAGCCTCTCACGGATAACAGACTTGATTCTGACGCCCTGGATTACAAGTCTAAGACGTCATATCATCCTGTAAATCACTTAATCTGCGCTGGTAAAGGTGAGCTTGCAAGTCGTACAGTTATTCACCTCTACGCAGACCGTGCAGGACGCATTTCAAAGACGCAAAGTTTGTTTGGTCAAGATGCAGTGGAAATGTTCTATGACTACAACAATATCGAGGATGCTGAGCTTGAAAAAGAGGGAACAAAGAAGCTCAAAGAGCTTCAAGCTCAGTCTTCTGTAGACGTTACAGTCCATGACGGTTTGAATCTATACATCGATGATGTTGTTGTAGCCGAAAATCAAGACACAGGAAGACGGACTCAAGCGACTATTGGCAAGAAGATAGTAAAAGTCGCGAGCGGAGTAATGAGCGTAAGTTATGAAGTGACTTCACCAAACCAGACTCGAGGCTCACATGGCGTTTCATTTGAGTCTTCTGGAGCGTCTCAAGGTGCTGGAACTACATATGTAGCCGGCACGGGCATTAGGATTGTCGGCAATCGAATATCAGCGGTTATGTCGGATGAGAAGGTTGCTGATATTGAGACTCATATTGCAGCTGCACAGTCTGCTGCAATTGCAGCTCAAGGCCAGGCACATGAGGCAAAAGATATTGGTAACAATGCGTTAGTTTCAGCAAATTCAAGCGTCAAGAATGTATCCTCAACAGGGCCGCTTGCAGTTTCCCAGACGGGCTCCAACGTCACTTTAAGCCTTCAAAGTTCTGGTGCAGAGGCTGGTTCATACGGTCTTTCAGAATCAATTGTGGCTGGGAATAATGCCAATTTTGCGATTCCGCGTCTTACAGTAGACGAATTCGGACGGATTACTGCAATCACTCAATCAATGGTGACCCTTCAAATTAGTGGGGGAGCCAACCAAGGCGGAGGCTTCCTGGCTGCTCATCCAATCGGTTCAATCTATGAAACAACTAAATCATTTAATCCATCGAGCCTCGGCGGTACATGGAAACGCCTGCCGTCACTTGACGGTTTTAAGTGGGAAAGGACGGCGTAATGGCTAAAGAACAAGGCTCCAGATATACCTGTGACAGATGCGGTAAGTCTGAGTTTGTTACTCCAAGCAATACATACTCGCTCGCTCAATGGCATGACATTAAGCGTCAGTCACAGCGAGGAGAGGAGAATCGCACTTATTGCGAGAGTTGTTACAAAGCATATCTTGAGCTTCTTGCAAAACATGATGCTTCATTCAAAGAGTTTGAAAGCAAGGTGAACTAATATGGCAGTCACATGTGTCGATGGACAGGGTCAAGCACCTCACATTACCGGTGCGGATAAAGGACGTTTACACGCTGGCATTTTTGGCGAAAAGAGCGTCGTTCTCGCGGTTGGTAAGCGTCTAGCAGCCACACAAGAGAGCGCCAATCGAGTCACTATTGCAACCGGTGACGCTTCTCTGCATGGTAGACAAGTGAGTGTAACCGCACCAGAGCAGGTCACAATCACTTCTGGAACTCAAGGGCAGAATCGTAACGACTTTATCTGCCTTAAATATGAGCGTAACGCGCAGGGAATTGAGTCGGCAAAGCTTGAGGTTCTACGTGGTGTACCGACATCTGGTAAAGCTGAGGACCCATTAGTACCAGCAGGTAACGTCTTAAATGGTGACGCTCAAGACTACTTCCCGCTCTATCGTGTAAAGCTTAATGGCGTTGTTGCGTCTAAGCCAGAGCAGCTTTTTATGTTTGCGAATACGCTCTATCAAGATGATAACGGCGATTTTGAGACGGTGATTTTGCAAGATCAGGGAAGTTATAAGAATTATTGGCATATTTACCGCACAGGTGATTCTGTAACTATCAAGGTAAGAGGCTGGCTTGCTAACAACGTTGCTTATGACGCAGTTAGATGCCCCTTCACCATTCCTGAAGGAGCAAGACCGCCTCTAGTAGATCATGAAAAGTACGGTTCAGTCTCTGACCGTACAGAATCTATTGTGTATAACTCAGGTTTCTGCCCCGGTCACGCTGACGTGATTACGGCCATTTCCGCCCGTCCAGATGGAAACATCTATTTGCAAGATATGGGCGGCACTGTCTCTAACGCCTGGCGACAGGGATCTCTTACTTATACAGTGAGGCATTAAGGAGGCAGCATGAACATTACAGCTGAGATGGTGTCATTCTTTATCTCAATTGCTGGTGCGTTCCTGGGTGGTCTTATTGCTATCTCAAACTGGCAACGTGCTAGTCGAGAGGACAAAGAGAAAGAAGACGCTTGGAAGGGTAGCATAACCAACACCCTCACACGCTTAGAGACACGCCAACAAGTCATGAATGAGCAGCTGAGTAAGTATCAGCAATCGCTTTCTGATTTAACTGCCACACTGACCCAGCATACAGCTGAGCTTTCCGTCGTTGGCATTGTGGCCCGGAGGGCGGACGAAGTCTCAAAAAAAGCAGCAACCGACCTTGCAGAGGTCAAAACCGACGTAAGAAATCTAGACTCGCGCATCACTAGACTTGAGAAATAAGGAGATTAGAAATGATTAACTGGAAAGTACGTCTTTATAACCCCAGTTGGTGGCTTGGAATGATTGGAATCGTCATGAGTCCTGTCCTGGCTTACCTTGGCCTGGCATACTCTGACCTCACAACTTGGAGCAGCCTTGCTGATGTGTCCGTGAAGTTCATTAGCAATCCCTATTTGATTGGCACAGTCATTGTGGCGGTGCTTGGTGCTATCGGTGTCACAGTTGACCCAACTACAAAAGGAATTAGCGATAGTGATCGTGCGATGACATACACAAAGCCAAGTGTGAGCCCTTTAGGCGAGGAGGTACACTA